GCACTTCTGGTTCGTCCCAGTTCTCCGGAATCTGCGCGTCCGGGTTGTACGGGTCGGGGGTCATGCCGCCTCGGAGGCGGTAGACCATTGCACCGTGAGGAAAGAACATCAGTCCTCCTCGAGGATCAGCCCTGCCTCGCCAATGACAGTGGCGTATCCCCGGTCCGAGTTCCCGAACCGAATCGCGTCGGGGGCAGGTGCGCGCACTGAGCGGATCCCGCCGCCGACGCCGCATGCGTCGTCGAGCTGGGAGATCTCCTCAGGCTCGAACCAACGCGACAGCGCCGCACGGGAGTTGTACTTCACGTTCGCGGGGCCGATGCCCTGCGAATCGATCGGGCCGCCCGGTTTGACGAGGCGTCGTTCGATGGCGTCCGCCGCAGCAGACACGAACAGCACCCGGCGCTCGTCGGTGATGCGGTCGCCGTAGCGCCCGTCGAGCAGCAGGTTGAGCACAGGAATCCACGCGGTCACCCGCTGGGTCTGCACTGGCTTGAGAGGGGGGAGGAACGGCTCCACGTCCTCGATCGTCAGATTCAGAGCCACCGCTCCTCCCCCTTCCTGTTAGGCCTTCGCCGCAGCGATCGCCGCGACCTTGTCGGCCTTCTTCGTTGCGCCGCCGAGGTCGATGCCGGCGCGTTCCGCGAACGCGTCCAGCTGCTTCGCGGACCAGTCCTCGGACGGGTCACCGTCCGGGACCTCGACCGTCTCGGGCTCGCTCTTCTCGGCCTTCCCGGGAACCACCCACCCCTTCGAGGTGTAGTAGTCCACGGTCTCGTCAGGGACGACGACCGTGCGCCCCTTCGGGTGCGTCAGCGTTGCCATGTCCGCTCCTTCGCTCAGGCTGCCGGGGTGACAGCGGCGACGGGCTCCGAGGCGGTGCCCTGCGTGGTGATGGTGTTGCCGAGCACGTAGGCGTACCGGGCCTTGAACCGCAGCGCGACCATGTCGCGCTCGGCGAGGTTGATCCCGCCGACCGTGGCCTGGTCGAGGAACTTGACCGTGATGTCCTGGCGGACGCCGATCTTCACGCGGTCGCCGTCTGCGATGATCGCCGTGGCGAGAGCGTTGTCCCATGCGCCGTTCTTGACGAACTGCGCGTCGAGCCCGGCGATGTCGTCCGAGAACGTGCCGTCGCCGCCCATCGTGCGGGACAGGATTGCGGTGCCGTCCGTCGCGCGGAGGTTCGCGAGACGGAAGCGGAGACCCGCGGACGACACGATGTCCGTCGGGTTCGCGCCGGAGTCCGCGACCGCGCCAGCGGCCTGGAAGATCGACCCTGCGAGGTCGTCCTCGCCGGGCGTCGCCGACACCTGGAAGATGTTCCCGGCCGCAGTGGCGGCCGCGAGCAGGTCCAGGCTCAGCCAGGTGGCCGGCTTCTGCACGCCGAAGAACACGGCCTGGTCGAGCTTCTTGCCGATCGCCTGCCCACCCAGAAGGGTGAGGTTCGCGAGCAGGTCTTCGGTCGCGTCCTCGAGGGTGTCCTCGTGGATCGGGATGATGACCGCGACCTCTTCGACGACGAACTGCTTGTTCGCCCAGACGGCCTGCGATGTCGGCTTGACACCGGAGGCGTCCGTGGCCGACTCCGAGACCCAGCCCGCTTCGGGGAGGGTGGTGAGGACGGGCGCGTTCGTGATCTTCGTGCCGAGCGGCACGGTACCGAACGCGGCGATCGCGGCGGAACTCACCGCGACGTTCTCGAGGAGTGCGTTGGTGTACTCCTCCTGGATGAGCGTCGCCACTTCGGCGCGCGAGATATCTGCCATTTCGTCTCCTGACGATGAAGCGCCTGGCCGGCGCGTGAATGGTGGAGGTGGCTACGGGCGCCGTGCGCCCAGCTGCCGGAGCGCGGCCGCAGCCTTGCTCTTCCCGCTCTGCGCGGTGTTGTCCTGCTTCTCACCCGGCCGAGGCTGGGGGCGCGTGCGCGGCGTGCGCGACGGCTCCTTCACCAGGTACGGCTTGTCCTGTGCGAGCTTCTCGACCCGCTTCTTCAGCTCGTCGACGTCGAGGTCGTCGTCCTTCTTCGGGATGTCGCCATCCCCGAGGACCACGAGCACCGCGTCCGCCGGGTCGAGGAAGCCGGCGGAAGCAGCCAGCGCCTTGATCTCCGTCGTGGCGATGCGACGCTCGAACTTGGCCGCGGTCTCGCCGGCGACCCGCTGGGTCGCTTCCTCGATCGCTTTCTCGCTCGGCGTCTTCTTCTCTTCTTCGAGCTGATCCCACTTCTCGGCCTTCGACTTGTAGTCGTCATGCCCCTTGTACTTCTCGCGCTCGCGGGCGAGTCGGGCCTCCACGATCCGGTCGAGTTCGGCCTGAGACGCGGGCGCCGTGTAGGCGGTCGGCTCGGGCGTGGGCGCCGGGTCGTTCGGTTCGGGTGCCGGGTCGGTGGGTGCGGGCATGGACATGGGTGACCTCCGTAGATCCGTCGATGTGCCGCCAGAGACAGCTGGCGTACCTGACCCCGCAGATGCGGGTGAGTCTCACTGGATGGCGGGCGGCAGCGCCGCCTGCGCGGCTCGCTGTTCCCGAACTGCTGCGGCCGCGTCGAGGACGTCGGTCTTCGACCAGCCGGGGACCATAGCGAACAGCAGCTCGAGCGGCGCCCCCACAGTGGAGAGCTTGAGAACCGCGTCCGAAATCTGTCCGAGCGACCGGGACGATACGTCGGCCCAGTGCACCTGCGACGACGTCGCCTGCGCTGCTTCGGTGTCGTTGATAATCGCGGCCGCCGTCCGCATCCACAGCTCGTATCCCTCGCCGAGGGCCATCTGTCGGTCTGCGACGTTGCGGAAGTAGCCGGACTCCGCGGCCGCGATGCCCTCAGCGGACATGTTCACGACCGCGCCGAGCAGGTAGTGCGGCGGGACCTGACAGACCGCGGAGAGGTGCTTGATGTGCGCGTCGAGCGCCGCGACGACCTGGTTGAGGTCCGCGGGCTCGAACGTGCCGAACCGCGCCGTCTCCCCGGACTCCCCGGAAGCGTGGATGAGACCATCCACGGAAGACCGGACGAGTGGCATACCGTTCGCGTCCCTCGCGAGCTCGCCGCCGGCCATCCACTTCTGCGGAAACGCGCCGTACCGCTGCACCATCTGCAGCGTGAACGTCGCGTCCACGATCCGCTGATAGATCGGCACGGCAGACGCAACCGAAGACTCGGGCTCGCCGCCCATCGCGAGCGTGTTCGACAGCTGCACCACAGGGGTGAATTCGAGTCCGTGCTCGTCGATCCGAACGTCAACCGGGGTGCGGGGGTCGCCGGTGAACCAGTACGCGGCATCGGCGTCGACGAACAGCCATTCCGACTCCCAGAACGATGCGGACTGCCGCCCGATCCGGGTCAGAACCCAGTCCGGGTACTCGTCCCACGGGGTTTTGAACGACGCGTACGTCCGCGACGCGGACAGGGGGCGCATGACGACCCCGTTGCCGCGCGCCGGCAGGGACAGTCCGAACGCCTTGCCGAGACCGACGACCTCCCGGTTCACCGCGCCCTGGCGCCCGTCCATGCCGTTCGCCTGCCACGCGAGTTCCCACACCCGGTCGGACGTGTACCCGTCGACGAGGAGGCCCTGCGCGATGCAGTCGCGGACGAATGCGAGCCACGGCGACGACGCCTTCCGGAACAGGTCCCGGTACTCGGCGTCCGCGTTGTCCGGCATCCACGTGCGGACGAGCTTCCCTTCGATGCGCTTCTGCAGGGTCGCGATCTGAGCGAACTCGGCACGCATGTCCTGGGACTTCGCGGCCAGTAGTTCACCGATCTCAGCGGGCGTCCGTGCCACAAGTCACCTCCATCACGCGTATCCGCGCACCTGCGCAGGCTTCTTCTTCGGTGTCGCTTCGGACTTCAGGACGCCCCAGAGCGCCCACGTCACGGCCTGCGCCATCGAGATCGGTTTCGTCGGGTCCGACGGCTCCCACGTACTGCCCGCCCGCCCGATCGGACGGGTCGTGGCGTGCTGCAGGGACTTCGTGACCTCGTCCTGGGGCCGGTGCGGCACCAGTCCGGCGTTCACGTACTCGATGAACAGCGAGTGTGCCGCGGCGATCTCGTCGAGGTTCATCGACAGGTACTTGATGCCCGCCTCGTCGAGGGAGTTGATGATCGGCGCCGCGTTCTTCGGGTCCAGCACGACCAGCGCGTTCCCGAGCTCCGCTTTCAGCGTCTTCAGCTCGTCCGCGACCCACCGCGTCTGCACCTGCGTCATGTGGTGCTCGACGGCGATGTGGTCTGAATCGACCCGGATCGCTTTCCCGATCGTCGCGAACCGGCCACCACGACCGACCGCGAGGGACAGGACCGCTCCATCGCCAACGACCGCCGCGTCCTCGCGCGCCGTCCGCTTCCAGATCTCCAGGTCGAGGTCGGAGAGCTGCACCTCGACCGCAGGACGCGGGTTCGGCCAGATCGACAGGCGCTCTCGAGCGAACCCCTCTGGGTCCGTCTCCATCGCACGCTCGTACTGGTCGATGACCGACTGCTGCGGCATCCGGATCCCGAGGCTCGGGTTCGAGTCGCACCAGACCCTCGGGTCGCTGTAGTCGATACTGTCTGCCGTGTCGGGGTCCTCCGACCCCTCAGGCGTCCACTCCATCCACCCGGTACGCCGGCCGCGGTGCGTACGTCCACGGTCACGGACGCCCTGCCACACCTCGGAGTCGTTCACGCCCTCTTCCGGCACAGTCCCGGTGAACAGCTCCTGCCGATTCGCGATCTGCGACTGCGTGTACGTCAGCGCGCGCTGCGCCTGCAGGCTCAGCTCCTGCGCCTCGTCGTACACCAGCACGTCCGCAGTGAAACCGCGGCCGGAGCTCTTCGAGCGCGCGATGAACCGGATCCGGTCGGCCAGCAGCTGCCCGGTACGCTTCTTCAGCACGACGCCCTCTTGGCCGTTCGCCGTGTAGATGTTCGCGACCCGCGCCAGGAGCTTCGGATTCGCCTCAATCACGCCGACGAGCCGCTGGAACCCGTCGATCGCGGTCTTCATCTCGTGCGCGGTGTGGAGGATCGTCTTCCGCCGGTTGTCGGCCCGCGGGAACAGGAACAGGTGGGCGAGGTCGTAACCCACGAGGATCTCGCCCTTGCCGTTCTGCCGGCTCACGAGCGCACCGAACTCGGTCGCCGCCCACGTCTGATCGACCGCTACGTCGAACAGACCGCCGATGACGTACGCCTGCCACTCGTCGAGCGTCAGCCCGCACGCATTCAGGAACCGGAGGACATGATCGCCATGCGATCCGACCGCCTCAGGCCTGCTTTCGAGACGCGGCCGTTGTGATCCCGACAACGTTGGGAGCACCGGCGAAGAAAGCGTCGAGTCCGTCGCCCTCACCGCCGTTCTTGTCCCGCAGCGCCTCGACGTCCTTGAACACGCTCCGAACCATGCGCTCGAACGCGAGCTGCAGCTGCCGGGCCTCGCCCATGACGTGATCCACGGTCATCTCGACCCGAATCGGGCCCTTCTCCGGGTCGAATACGCCCGGGACCCGGAAATGCATCAGCTTCAGCACGCCCTTGCCCGCGATGACGTCGTTCATCTGCTCGAGGCGATCCGCCATGCGGGCCGCCTCGATGATCAACGCCCGACGATCTGCAGGGATGGTCAGTTTCCCGACGAGAGCGTCGTAGAACTCCTGCCCACGCTCACCCAACCCCGCGATTCCCGCGGAATCCGGCGTGAAGACGACACCGGAAGGGCGCCGAGCCTGCCGACGCTCCGCGTTGCGGGCCTCACGGGCTTGATCGCACGCATCATCGATCGGTTCGCCCCGTCGGCGGTGCCTCAGGAAGGCCGTATAGGTCCCGCAGGGCGCCTCCGGCTTCGGCATCGGGCACCACCTTGAACAATTCGAGCCAACTCGGGCAGATTCACGTGGAGAGAGACGCGGAGCGACCGTGCGGGAGGTGTCCGGTCATGCGACGTCGAGGGGGGTCCCCCTGGCCTCCCAGGTGTCGCGGTCCTGTCTGCTCGAGTTGCAGGTGAGGTGAGCGAGTCGCAGGTTCGATGGGTCGTCGCTGCCGCCTCGGGCACGAGGTGTGACGTGGTCGAGCGTCGCTGAGTAGCGATGGGGGAAGACGAGGTCCGGGTCTATGGGTGTGAGGCACAGCTGGCAGGTGCCAGCGTCTCGGTCCCAGATGAGTGCACGGTGCTTCGCGTGCCCTCGTACGCGGTTGCTGTCCCGGAGGCGGCTCGCGCAGAGCGGGCTGCACAGCCGGTGCTTCTGGTCCCTCGGCGTGAAGGGTTCCGCGCACCATGCGCAGCTGACTGGGGCGAGTGGCTCTACCCCGAGGCGCTGTGCTTCGTAGTGGCACTTGCACATCCCGCGTGAGCGGTGCGGTCGAGTGCATCCGTCCACGCTGCAGCCTCGGAGTGGCGTGGTGCTGGTGCGTGCCTCGCGTCGACAGGGGCGGCAGACCATCTGCCCGGACGGTAGCGACCCTGTCCCGCGCAGGAGCATCGATCCGCAGCGGGCACATGGAGTCTGTCCGGGCATCAGGACGCCTCCCAGATCTCCGCATCCGCGCGAGCGCCTCGACGGGCATTGCACGATCGATGGGCCGGCCTGAGCTCGTTGTGCACGAGGTGGCCACCGAGAGCGAGGGGTTCCATGTGGTCCGCGGTGAAGGACATCGCGTGCTGGGGAGGTAGTGTCAGGTCGAACGGGAGGCCGCACACGTGGCACGGGAGGTCCTCGCGCTGCACCAGGCGGAGCAAGTGGGTGCGCTTCCGCTTGAACGCGGCTTTCCCCTTGCCGTTCCGGGAAGCTTCCATGAGCGGCCCTCCACGGTGGGACGGGAGTGGGGTGCCGCTGAACCCTGCAACCGTGGCAGGTCAGGTACCGGCGCCCCACTCCTGGTCATAGCCGGCCACCCCACGCGACCAGCATTCGGACGGCCGCAGCCACGCGACCCCTTCAACCCGCACACGCCGCCACAGGGACGACCAACGGGGAAGACTGCGTCCCGCCACTCATCACCGCTCAGGTGTGCGCTATGCGACCGTCTACGTCGCTACCCCGCAACGGCCACCGAAGGACGGATGCGGACGATCATGGCGAAAGGTCGCTCTGCAGAGGGATGTGAGCGTGTGGCGGCGGGACGAGATCCGGACGGGGCACCGTCCGAAACCCTGGAACGACGAAAGCCCCACCCGTGAGGGTGAGGCTTCCGATAACTGTTCTGCAAGGCAGAGCCTACCACTGACTGGCGAACACCCGTGGCACGAATCTCAGCGTGCCACGGTGGGAAGTGGGCACTCGGCACAGAACGCGATGACGGTGCCACCGAAGGTCCGGAGCTCTTCGATCTCGTGGCCCTCATGCTCGGCCGGGTCGAACGGCTTCGGCGGGAAGCACTTGCGGACCAGGGCGCCGTACTGCGCGTCCCACCAGGCGGGTGTCTGGTTGAGCTCGGCGCGCACGGACGCCTGCACGGTCATCGGTCTGTCTCCTCTGTCGGTACGGGAGCGGCGGCCGTCTCTTCGTCCTCGGGATCCGGTCCGTACTCGCGCCAGTCGTCCTGCCACGACGAATCGTCCTGGGCGTCGTAGTGCGAGTACCGGTGGTGCAGGTCTTCCGTGCACACGGTTCCCCACGGACCCGGCTCGGCGCATTCATGTCGGGCTAGAGCCCGCGCGATCCTCTCGTTGTCACGCTCGAAGTAGGTTGATCCGCTCATCGGTCTGCCTCCGGTTCGGTCGAAGCGCCGTTGTGGGTGAACGTCTGCGGCAGGCCACCGGTCAGCATGAGGATCTCGCCATGTCCGAAGCCGCCGCGTTCGGCGATCCGTTCCGCCGTCTGACCGTTCCGGTACTTCGCGGCGTACGCGCGCCAGATCCGCTCGTGCTCCTCCCATGCGATGGTCCCAGCGGGGCCTAGGGGCCCCTTCTGAACGGGCGCACGCTCGCTCATCACTCGCTCCCGTCCGTGTGGGCGGGCGGAGCTTCGTGGACGACGGTCAGCGGAGTCAGGATCGCGAGCGAGCTGGCGCCCATGTTCTCCGTATTGCTGCCCCGGACGACGCTCGTCCATCCGCGCGGGCCGCGCTGCCACGCGTCGCCGTCGGTGTCGAGCACGACGGACCCGACGTTGAGCTTCTGCAGCTCGCGCAGCGCCACGGCGTACGTGTAGTCCTCCATCGAGTTCATCGTGTCTCTCCTTCGGTCGGTTCGGGTTCGTGCTTAGCCAGGTCGGCTTCGGTGCACGTGCGGATGAATGGCGCGATTTCGGGTGCGGGACGAACAGCACCGAGAGCGGCGTGCTCGCGGAGGAGCTCGAGGTCTTTTGCATCGACCCCGCCCGCCTCGGCGTTCTCGATCCACTCCTGGAGCCACTGGGCGTCGGCCTGCAGTTGCCGACTCGCGGCGTTCACCTGGGCTTGCAGATTCGCCAGATCAGCCCATCCGTCTGCGGCGGGCGGGTGCTGCTTGGAGTAGCCCGCAGTCAGAGCCTCGATACGTCGATCAAGCTCTCGCCACTCCGATAGGGATGGCGCTTCCCCTCCCGTAAACCAGCCGCGCCATTCGCGGATCGGGCTCAGCGCCTCGGTGTCGACTTCTCGGCGCTTGGAGTAGCCCCGCTCAGCCATCCACGCGAGAACGGCGTCCGCTACGGGATAGCACGCCGCTTCGTCCTTCTCGTCAGTGCGGGACCACGTCTGCAACGCGTCGTCGATCTTGTCCGCGAGGCTCTCGCGGGCTTCGGGGTCAGTGTCCATCGGTTCGCTCCTTCTCGTGGCACCCGCAGGCGCAATCAGTCGGCATATCGGTGTCGTGGTCCCACGCGTTCCCGAGGCACGCGTGATGCTTCCCAGCGACACAGTCGGGATCGATGGCGGTCATGCGGACACGCTCCGGTGGCATTCGCACCGACCGGCCGACACCTCGTCGATCGTCTCCGCGTAGAAGTACGACAGCACCGACCCTCTCGGGCCACGCACCCGAGCTACCGGCGTCAGCAGGCCCTTCGTCACCCACATCTGCACGGCACGCTGCGTGAGCCCGTGACGCTCCGCCGCCTGCGCCACCGTCAGCAGAGGGTTGTACCACTCCCGCACCGGCGCCCCAGCCTCGTCATCCTCGTCGTCGACCGGGAACACGAACGTGTCCGTGTCGCGACGTTCGACTCCCCACTGGTCGACAGCGTCCTGAACAGACCACGCCGACCGGATACCGTCCACTGGGGCGTGACGGTCCAGCAGCAACTCACCCAGGTACGTGATCTCGTCCCGGTTGTTCGCCACGGTGGTGAGGTCGACGTGAGCCCACGACGCTGCCGCCTCCACCACACGCATCGCGTCCAGCAGGTCCGAACCGACCGGTGCTGGCGGTTCCGTCGATGACGTCGACACCCGCACCTGATCCAGAACGTTCGCCTTCATCGGATCAGCGAGACTCCGCAACCGGGCCAGCAGATCTGGGACGTCACGCAGCAGACCGCGCATCCGGCCGAAGCACCGATCACAGACCAACGACCCGTCACGGCACTCACGAGGAGCGCAACCATGGCAGGGGAACTCACCGAGGTACTCCGGACGGGCCCGCTCGCATGTCGCGTAGTGCACGTCCTTCTGCGTGCACCCACGAATGCATACCCGCTCAGACATGGTGCCCTTCCACGAACAGCGCTTCCATCTGCCCCTCGATGGCCCGCGCGATCTCGTCGTATTCGTGGGCCCACACGAGGTACTGATCGGCGACCCGCAGCGCGATGTGCGCCGGCACTCTGTAGGTGCCGTAGTTGACCCGGTTCTCCCGGTCGTGGTTGTGCCAGTGCTGATACTCCATGTGGAGACCACACGTCGCGATCTCCCGCAGATCGCGAAGGCTCTCGGCCTGTTGGCGCGCTTCTGTCGCTCGTTCCCGGAGCTGCTCGTACTCAGAACGGGGTGTCGTCGCCATAGCTCCCACCCCCCGGCTGTGCCGCATCCCACGACGTTTCCTGGGCGGGTGCAGCCCACTGCTCATTCGACGGCTGCGCCGCCCTCCCACCGCCGTCAGCACCCCGGGCGGTACGGGTGACCTCGGCCGTCGCGTAACGCAGGCTGGGCCCGATCTCATCGACCTCGAGCTCGATGCTCGTACGGGACTGGCCTTCACGGTCCTGGTAGGTACGCTGCTTCAGACGACCCGTCGCGATCACCCGGGACCCCTTCTTCAGCGACGCTGCGACGTGCTCTCCGAGTTCCCTCCAGGCCGTGCAGCGGAGGAACAGAGCATCGCCGTCCTTCCACTCACCCGACGCGCGGTCGAACGTTCGCGGAGTGGACGCGATCGTGAATCCTGCCACTGCGAGTCCGTTCTGCGTGTACCTCAGTTCCGCGTCAGCCGTAGTGTTCCCCACCACCGCGATGATCGTTTCGCCGGTCACTGTGCGTCTCCCTCGTGAGCGAACTCCGGATGCTGGCCGGTCATGTGCCGGTGCAGGTCCTTGAACGAGCGGTTGCAGCAGGGGCACACGCCCGCGGCGATACGGTTCTTCATGCGTGTGTTCTGACCCTTCTGCGCGCGACGCTGATACTCCGTCGCCTGCAACTGGTCACGGGTGTGCGTCAGCTGCCCCTCGGTGAGCGCCAGCCGCTTCCGCAGCCGCTCAGCCTCCGACAACTGGTTGTAAGACAGGCCGTGTCCCGTGGGGCAGTAGAAGCGGGCATGATCCGCTCGGCGTGCCGCCTCGAACTTCGGCGTCACACCGAAGTCCATGTGACAACTCGGGCACTCGACGATCGTCAAGGTCCCCTGGTACTGAATCGTTCCGGTCATGCTGCTCGCCTTTCTCGGATCTTCTTCAACGTCTCCCCCACACGGGGCTTGGCTTCCTTCATCAGCTGGGCCCGGTAATTCCGGTCCTTCGCCCACCTGAGTGCTGAGTTCTCGATGAACCCGTCGAGCTCGTCAGAACGGTTCGTCATCGTCGGTCTCCGTTCCGGTGTCGTGCTTCACGAGCTGCTCGGTGTACCGCTGCTGAGCCACCCATCTGTCGTGTCTTCGGCGGGCTGTCCCGCAAGGTCCGCAGTCCTCGAAAGCGCCGTGCGGGTGATCGGGGCAGCCGATAGGCGGAGCGTCCAGCAGCAGGGGTCTCGCCGGCGGCCTGTGCGCCCGCTCCCGCTCCCCCGCCCACACGGACCACGCACCCGCCCGCTCGGCGCCCTCCGCCAGCACCCTCGCTTCGGCTCTCTCCCTCGCTCCCCCCACAGCCACGGACCTCCGTGGAGCTTCCTGTGGGGGTGGCGGGCACTCCGAAACCGCACCGCGCCGGTCCGCTTTCAACGGCCGCGCGAGCGCGATCCACTCCCGCCCGTCCGGCGTCGTGTAGATCGTCAGGAACCCCGACTCGTCCAGCATGAGCAGATGCTCCACGATCAGTTCCGTCGCCGCCCGCCCCGGATACAGGGCTGCCGCTATCAGCTCCGGCACCAACTCCCGGCGCCCGTCGACGTCGGTGTGCAGCCACAGCCCCAACGCCGTCGGCTTCGCCTCGTCCGGGCATCTCAGATACCCCGGGAACTCCAGATCCTGTGCGGACATCATCCGCTGCTTCGTTGACACCCTGGTCATTCCCTCTCGCAAATCCTTCGAAACACAGGTCACGTGCGAGACGCAGATGCGCCTCGTCGACCTGGAAGCATTCGGTCCAACCTCGGCCCATGAACAGCAGGCCGGTTGCCTCGGTCTCGTTGCGGAACGCGGCCGGGAACCATCGGCGCAGCGCACGCAACGCCTCCGCCTCCCACGTCGCGTCCGTGCCGCGGGCGAGGACCAGCACCTGGGCGCCGGAGCGGACCATCATCTGCACCCGGTGGAACCGCCATGCCCGCCCCACCTTCAGGACGCCGGCGTGCGGCCAGTAGACGACGTAGGTGAGGCCGTACGTCGGCATGGCGCTCATGACGTCACCGACCACAGGTGCCGATCGATCTCGCGCGCAGTGGCGCGCCGGCGGTCCCGCGTGGTGAGAAGCATCCACCACTCGCCATCCAGTGCCTGCACGGGCGTCGCCTGGACGCGGGCGAGCGTCTTGCGGTGAGTGGAATCAGAGACGACTCGCAGGCCGCGTTCAATCAGGTCGAGACGGACGATTCCCGTCGCGTTCTCCTTGTCGTTGTTGCAGATCGAGCACGCGGCGATCAGGTTCTCGCCGCCGTCGAGCACGCTCCCCGCGCCTCCCTGACCGCGGTTCGCGCGGTGGTCGGCGGTCTGCGCCTCACCGAGACAATTCGGGAGCGTCAGCAGGCAGAACCCGCCGTCGCGATCGATCACGGCTGTCTTGTCCTTCACAGTGACGGTCATGCCGCGTCGCCCTCGAGCTCGAGCAGATCGAACAGTGTCGGCTCCGCCTGCTTCATGTCCAGCTCCCGCTGGTACATCACCGCGTCACGGAACGAAGTCGGGTTGAGCTCTGACGCGCGGCCGCGGCGGCCCAGCTTGCGCGCTCGGAGCGGGACCGTTCCGAGACCACCGAAGGGGTCGAAGACGAGGTCGCCGGCGTTCGAATACCGCTGAATGAGGCGGTCGACGATGTCGAACTGAAGCGGGCAGATGTGGAACTCGAGCGCACGTCGCGACTGCTCCCCGTTCAGGGTGAGCATGCGGTTCACGTCGTCCCAGACGTCCGGGTGCCAGGATCCGGGGTCGAGAGACTTGAACGTCGACGGAAGAGCCCGCTTCGCCTCGAGCGCTTCACCGGTGGCGACGTGCGCTTCGAAGTCGTAGACGTTGCCGCGCGACTGCAGCTTGAAGAGCCGCGACCGCATGTCCGGCGCCAGCTGCGCGAGCTCGTCGGGTCCGAGAAGCCGGTTTCCCGATGACCGCCAGTCTGCGGCCGCGTCGATCTGCCAGCGAGCGAGCGAGTAGTCCGGTACGTCCTTCGTCACGCGATCGTCGGCGTACCCCTTGGACCGGTCGGTCTGCGGCTTGTGGAAGAGCAGCACGTATTCGGGCGAACCGACGCCCATCTTCGTGCCGTCCTTCCGCATCTCCGTGTATCCGAGGCGGTAGGTCTGGTTGTTCTCGCGGACGACGTCGGTCGTGATCGTGATCATCCCGAGGTAGTCGAATCCGTGCTTGAGTGCGTGCACCGTCGCTTCGTCGTGGAAGGGCGAGACGGTAGGGATGCCGGCTCCGGTGACGTTACCGAACTGGATGCGGTCCTTCACGTGGCAGGCGTAGATCCTGCCCGGCTTCAGTACCCGCAGCAGCTGCGGCGTGAGGTAGTCCATCTGCTGCCAGAAGTGCAGGTTGTCGTCGGTGTGGCCGAAGTCGTTGTAGCTGGGCGTGTACTCGTAGTGGTTCGAGAACGGGATGCTGGTGACGATCAGGTCGACGCTGTCCGTCTCCATGTGATCGCGGGTTTCGACCGTGCAGTCGTTCAGCGCGATCGTCCAGTCGTCCCCCGTCACCTCGACTCGCTCGACGCCCATCGCGCGGGTGAGCTCAGCGCTGATCGCGTCCGGGTTCAGGCCGTACGTGCGGATCACGTCGGACATGGTGTCGGTTAGGGTGTCGTGCTCGCCCCACTTCCGCAGCAGCCTGTCCCGGACTTCCGATTCGGTCTCGGCGTAGATCAGAGTGACTGTGCAGGGCCGGGCCTGACCGAATCTCTGGATGCGGTAGCAGGCCTGGATGTAGTCATTGAACTTGTCGGACACCCCGACGAAGATCGCCCGGTTCGACTGCTGTAGGTTCATGCCCTGTCCGAGCATCACGGGCTTTCCGACGAGCGCGAACGTCTCCCGGTCGCACCATGCGTCGAGGCGGCGCTCGGCTTCGTCGTCGGGCAGCGAGCCGTGCACGGACGAGAATGTGAGACCCTCCGCGGCGAGGGACTTCTCGATGAGGTCCTGCTCGTCGTTTCGGTCGCACCAAAGGACGATCTGATCAGTCACGCCGTGCGCCTCGACGTGCTCGCGAACGAGCGTCATGAGACGCGCGACGCGGGCAGTGACGGTGTCCCGCTTCTCCTTCGCGGTCTCCGCGAGCGACTTGGCACCGGCGCGGACGAGAACGCCCTGACCGTCACGGTCGACCTGATCGGACAGGACCTCGACCTCTACCTGTTCCCACTCCACCGCGAGCGGCGGGAGGTCGTAGCCGGCGTCGGAATGTCCGAGGTCGGACGGTCGCTGCACGAAGCATGCCCAGGTGTTGAGCCACAGCCAGAACTCGCGCTCCTTGTGCGGGTACAGCGTGAGGTTGCCCGCCGACGTGGAGTCTCGCTGGAAGAATCGCGTCAGCGCCTGGCCGGTGTCCATGATGCCGAGGAACCCGGCGTAGTGGATGAGCTCCTTGTACCGGTTCGGGGAGGGTGTGGCCGTGGCGACGAACCGGAACGGGATCGCGTCGAACATGCCGAGGAACGACTGATAGGTCTTCGACCCGAACGAGCGCAGCACGGACGCTTCATCGAGACTGACTGCGTCGAAGCCGGTGACGTCGAGCTTGCCGTCTCGCACGGATTCGTAGTTGGTGACGTAGATCCCGGCCCAGCCTGGTTCGATCTGCTCGGTGCGCCGGATGAACCGTGCCTCGATGCCGAGCAGGTTCGCGGCGTCTCGGATGAACTCGCGGTGCACACGCAGCGGGGCGACGATCAGGGCACGGCCGTCCGGTGCCGGCGAGGCGGGGTGAGTGAGCACGAGGCGCAGAACTTCGAGCTGCATGATCGACTTGCCGAGGCCAAACTTCGCGAAGATCGCGCGCCGTCCGCCGCGGATCGCCCACTGGACGATGTCGCGCTGGTGCGGGAGCAGCGCCGGCGACAGGTCGTCGACGTGGACTTCGAAGCCGAAGGTGCGGTCGAAGGCGACCTTGTCGCGAAGGAACTGCTCGTACGAGTCGGTGGGGTGTTCCAGGAACGCGGGAAATAGCAGGGCGGTCATGAGTGCTCCTGACGGAAGTTGGCGTTGAGCGATCGCAGGACGGCGATGTCTTCGCTCAGGGACTTGCGGAGTTCCCGGCCGTACTCGAACGCGAGCTCGGCTTCGTCGAGGCGCTCGAGGGCCTGGATGACGGGGGCGGCGGATTCGGCGACGAGGCGGCGGGTGGCGGCGTCGCGGCCGGCGGCTTCGGTGTACGCGTAGCCGCGGGCGATGAGAACGTCACGTTTCGCGGCTTTCACCGCTTTCGACAGGGCCTTGAGGACCTTCGGTGCGGTGTGGAGACGGGAGCGGGCGATGAGCAGCGCTCCGGCGCACTGGACAGGCGTCGGATAAAGGGCGAGGAGTTCGTTCTCGTTCAGCCCAGCGATGTCCAGGGGGACGAGTTCCACGCCACCCTCTTCTACGACCTCACCGGTGGTGGTGTCGACGTTCATCTGCGGCCTCGCTTCTTCCGGCGCTTCGTCGCGGAGGACGACGCGGGCAGGTGGTCACGCGGGACGGGGCGCGCGGGGCGCTCCTGTGCGGGTGCCGGGGTGCCGGGCTCGCCCCACGGGTTCGCCTCGAGCGCTTCGAGCTCCGCGAGGCGCGTCGTGTAGACAACCTCGCGGGCTGCGGTGCGTGCACGAGCGACGCGAGCAGCGGCCCACACTTCCGTCAGCTCGCTCGACGTCGGGGCAATCACGAGTTCGAGATCCCAGTCGCGTTCCCCTGCCGTCGCGGGCGGCGCAGTGGTGGGGTGGTCGTCAGGTTCGCGGCGGGTGCCGATCGCGGCACGGAACGCGGACCGGATCGCGGTGCGGGCGGTGAACGCACCGAACAGTGTGGTGGGGCGGGCGAGCCACAGCGCGGACCATGCGGCATCCGCCGGTACGGCTTCGTCCCAGAGGACGTACGACGTCGTCGGGACGGCGACACCCTTTCGGTGCACGGTGGAGCGGGCGACGAGCGGGCTCGGACGTTCCGGTGTCTTCAGCCACACCGGGGAGAACGTGACGCCGTCGTTCGAGAACTCGGTAGCCTCCCGGCCGTCCCACTCCCCCGTCTCCTGCGCGATGCGCTCGTACTCCGCGAGGGTCTTCGCGACTTCCTCTTCCGTCGGTTCGACGGTCTGCTGCTCAGTCACGCGATCTTCTCCGGAAGGTTCGTCAGGGTGGTCTTCCACCAGATGCCGTGGTTCGTGGTGTTCGCGGCTTCGAGTTCGACCCGGTCACGGATGATCAGGCGGACCTCGCCGACAGTGACCGGGTCACCGATACGCCACTTGGGCTTGGGCTTCTTCACGCGGTCCACTCCTTCGCGGAGAGCATCATGTTCGGCTGCACGAGCGCGCGGGCGGTTCCCTCGGCGTTCTGCACGAGCACCGGCTGGTACTTGCCTTCCGTGACCTTCGGCATCACGAACCGGAGAGGCTCGCCGCGGTGGCGAGTCAGGTTCGCAAGGCTCGCGAGAAGGTTCGGGGACAGCGCCACCTCGCCCATGCGCTCGACCGCATCGGTCGCCGACGGCATCAGCTTGCGGATGGGCGGGAACTTGCCTGCCACGGCCTCGGTCGCGAATCGGAACGTCGGAGCGGCATCGGCGTCCGAGGCGAGGATGTCCACCGTGATGGTCCCGGCAGCCGCGCGCCGCTCCTGAGGGGTCGATCTCTTGCTCATGGTGAGCGACGTGTCCGGCTCGACCCACTCGATGCGGATCAGCTGATCCCCGTACAGCCGGATGGGCTTGTGGAAGTTCGCGAGGATCCACTGCGCCTGGTCGCGACCCATGATGAACTCACCCTCCGGCGCGTCCGCGGGAGCGTCGATCACGGCTTCGTGGACGCGGTACCGGTCGGTCCCGGCGATGCTGACCTTGCCGCCAGCGATCACCCAGTGGACCGCGCACAGCACGGGGGTGACGTCGTCCTTCGATGCGGCGGATAGTGCGGCACGGAGCGCCCATCGCGCGTGCTCGGACTGGAGGGTGATGCTCTTGGCGTTCATGCTGTTGCTCCGTTCGGGGTGACTCTGAATGTGGGGGCGGCGGGCTTCTCGACGCCGTACAGGACGGTCGCCGCGGCAGCCTGATCCGCGAGTGCGGTGCGAGCGGCGACGAACTCGGCGTACGTGTCCGGTTCCGCGGCCTCCCACGCCTTCTCGTCGAGGACGCGGGCTGCGGGCTTCGGTTCGAAGAACAGCGCCGCCCGGGTGCCGCCGCGGCGCATCGGACCGCCGTCGTGCAGCGCGGCCGCCCACTGCTTCAGGCGGGTGCCGGCGTCGTCCTTCGCCTTCTTCGCCGCAGATTCGGCGCGCTGCTCCCGCGAGTAGACGGCGAGGTCGTCGTCAACCTCTTCGGGGATGTCGTCGAGTTCGGGGGCGCCGGCGGCGCGCCATTCGATGAACGAGTCGGCCTGCTTCACGAGGTACGCGATGCGGGTTTCGTCGCGTTCGACCCACTCGAACCGGGTGTTCTCGCCTTCGACGGCCCACGCGTACAGCCACGTATCGAACCCGAGGACGTGCATGCCCCAGAGCATCTGGTCCATGTGCTCGGCGGGGATCTTCGTCTGCGTGTACCCGGCCTCGTGGTCCTTCACCTCGACACCGAACGCGGTTCCGCCCTCGTCGACGGCGACCGCGTCAGGGGTGGCGCGGTGCTTCTGGTTCTCCGGGTTACCGTACAGCGCCGACGATCGGCGGACAGAGATGATGCCCGGGACCTCGTCGACCTCCGCCAGGATCCGCGCCTCCGCGTCATGCCCGCGGCGGGTGTGCGCGTTGCCCTTGAACGTGGACCCGTTGAGCTTCTCGTCCAGGATCCGGCGCCACGTCTTCCGGGAACCGTGAGCGATGGCGTGGATCTCCGATGCGGTGACACCGCCGGCGCGGCCATCGAGCCACTCGTCCTCCGGTGCACCGTCCGGGACGATCACCAGGGCGTTCACTTGTGGCCCATCTCGATTAGCGACACGATCGCGATGCCGAGGAAGATCACGACGACGATCACGATCCACGGCATCCACTGCTCGGGGACGTAGAGCAGGACGTTCATCTGGGCATCCCTACGAAGATCAGGTCGCCGGGCAGTACCCGGGTGACGACAACGGGCGCGGGAGCGTCGACGGGCTCGCCCGGTTCCGGGGAGCCGATGGTGTCCACGGCGCGCATGATCCCTGCGACGACGCGGAGCGCGTCGCTCGCGGTGAGTTCCACGCACGCGTCCTCGACGTCCAGGTGGACGGTCGGGTGTCCGGCGTACGCGTTGATTCCGATCTCGAAGGTCCCGCCGAGAGTGAGGTCGATCTGTTCCTCGACAGGGTCGAGGAGGGTGGTTTCCGTCATGTCGATGTGCCCTTCGTTTCGACGGATGAATGGGGTGGTCAGATGCGGGTTCGGCTGTGCCGCTGCTCCCGCCAGGTCTCATGCGCGCGGATCTCCGCATCGATGCGGGCGTACTCTTCGTCTTCTTCCGGTTCTCCGACCCATGTGGACCGGTCGAACGCACCGAATGTGGCGAGGAACGTGAGCATCGAGCCGACGATTAGGAGAGCGAGGAGCCAGGAGCGGGTTCCGTCGATCGCGACGGCGAGGCTGAACATGAGCAGCAGGAACGCGGCCCACCGGATGACGGCGTTCACGCGGACACCGCTTTCAGGACGCCGAGTCGGACGCGGAGTCGTTCGAGTCCGCGCGCGGTGACACGGACCTGCGGCGGGACTGCGATCAGTTCGTCGGTGACCCGGTCACGTCTCGGCGGGCTGAGCTTCTCGGTGAGGTACCCGGAATCCACGGCGGACGCGTACGCGCGCCACCGGCGATCGTGACCACGGAACACCCATCCGAGACCGGCGAGTTGCTCGAACAGTCGCTGCGGGCCCGTCTGCACGCCAGCGCGGACCAGCACCTTCGCGGCGTCGCCGACCGAATAGTCGCCCTCGGCGGATGCCATTTCGTCCCACGCCTCGGCGCGGGGCGTGAGTTCCGTGATCGCGGCGTCGCGGCTGGCGATGATCTGCTGCGCCTGCATGACCGCGCGAGCCATCGCGACCTCGGGCGACTCCGGGACGACGTAGGCGCCGGTCCGGCGGATGCTCGGGAGAACGTCGCTTGTGATCCAGCGACGGAAGCGGAGCGCTTCGGGCTTGTCGGATCGGATCGCGACCTCGTAGAGGCCCGACTCGTTCACAACGCGGGCGACCTGTGGACGCCCCATCGCGTCGATGACCTCAGCCTGGCTTAGGGCATCCGGATCGACCCGGGCCGCGACCACGGTGGGGTTCGAGAGCGACAGCGCCGAGCAGACGTCCGCGAGGACGAACCACGGCTCGTCACCGATCAGGACGGTGCGGACCTGCGCGCCGTCGAAGTTGAACACCTCGAGCGCGCTCATGCGACACCGGCCCGGGTCTCGACGCGGTGCGCGTTCACCCACGCGACAACGTCGGCGCGGTCGTAGAGAACGACCTTGCCCTGCTCGCCGGTGGGCTTAAAGTAAGGGGGGTCCAGCCGCTTCTTGCGGCGCTTCGTCAGGATCTCCTCCGTCATCCCCGGGAGGAGGTCACAGACCTGCGCCGGCGACAGCCACTCGACCGCCGGAGCGGGAGTGCTTCTGATCGCGGTGACGGTACCCATCAGCGGGTCACCTCGACACCGAGAGATGCGAGAGCTTCGAGGGCTTCGAGGTCCTTCCCCAGGAACTCAGCAGCTGCCTCAGCCTCGTCGAGCTTGAACGGCGCCTTGCCGTTCACTCTGAGGGACACATAGTTTCTGCTCCGGCCAATGGCCTCGGCGAGCTGTCCCTGATCAAGCCGCTGTCTCGCGAGCTCAACGCGCACGCCTTCAGCGATGCGCTGCCACCATGCCGGTTGATTACTCATATCGGTAGCGTAAGCCCAAGTGGGTTACTACGCAACCACGGATGCGTAATCGCTACCCATAGAAGTACACTTTCCTCATGCCATCCGGATCACAGGGGAAGCCGCTGCGGCTCTCGCAGGCGTTCTCCATCTACCTCGAACAGCAGCGCCGCAAGCGCGGACTCACCGTCGGTGAGCTCGCCGCCGTGATGGACAAGTCCCTCAACTACGTCGCAACCCGCCTGCGAAACGAAGCGGTGTTCAACCTCAACGATTTCGAGATGGCCGCACGCGGATTCGACCTCACACCTGACGAAATGCTCGCGCGCGTCCGCCTCCTCGACGCGTCCGACTACGAAGGTCGTCTGGTGCCGGACTACGAGGTCGTCAGCGGTGCCGAGGGCCGAACGGTCTATCTGGTCCGCGACGTTGATCCGGAACCTCGCCCAGGCAACGTCATCGCGGGGCGCTTCGGTGTCGGGACCCCCGGAGAGGATGAGCCAGGCGTGAAGCAGCCGCCAGCGAAGCAGCGCACCGCCGCACGCAAGGGCACGACGAAAGCGGATGACGCACCGCACGCCGAATGAGCAAGGGAGGGGGATCCCGATGAAAGAGATACTGCGATACGCCGCACGGCTCGGGATCTCCGTGCACGGAGCACGCCTCGAACCCGGCGTGCTCGGCGAGTGGTACGAAGACGAGCGCGAGATCTACTTCGAACTCCGCCAGTCCCCCGACGAGCAGGTGTACACGATCGCGCACGAACTCGGCCACGCCCACCACGGGCACCGCTGCGAGAACGATCCGCGCACCGAGCAACAGGCCGACGAGTTCGCTGCCCGTCTCCTCATCGACCCGGCGATCTACGCCGAGCTCGAACGTCAGGGACTGCACCAGTACGACATCGCCGAGCACTTCGGCGTCAGCGTCCATGTCCTGAACCTCTGGATGCAGAACTGCCTCGTGAAACTCCGCGGCGTGACCTACGTGCGCGCGAAGATGGGCGTCGGCCAATGGGTGCAGCGTCACCACCTCGCGGACAGCGCCTGACATGGCCGGCACGATCTCGCCCTACGAAACCGCGAAGGGCAAGCGGTACCGCGTCCGCTACCGGAAGCCGGACGGCGCCCAGACCGACAAGCGCGGGTTCAAGACGAAGCGCGAAGCGGAACTGTTCCTCGCGTCGACGACCATCTCGAAGGCGAGCGGGCAGTACCTCGATCCGTCCGAGGGGAAGAAGACGCTCAGCGCGTTCGCGGAGCAGTGGAAACGTGGACGCCTCTCCGGCCTAAAACCGTCCTCTCAGAACGTCATGGAGACGTCGTGGCGCGTGCACGTCGAACCCCGATGGGGCGCGCGCGGGGCCGCCAGCATCCGACCGTCCGAGATCGAGGACTGGGTCGCCGAGCTCAGCCGCACCCTCGCATCCCAGACCGTGCGCCGCGCGGTCTTCGCACTGTCCAGCGTCCTCGCGATTGCGGAGCGCGACCGCGTCATCCTGTCGAACCCCGCGAAAGGGCTGCAGCTCCCCGCGAAGACGAAGAAGCCGCAGCGATACCTGACACACGAGCAGGTCGAGACCTTCGCACAGCTCGCCGACCCCCACGGCACTGTCGTCCGCCTCCTGGCCTACACCGGCCTTCGATGGGGAGAAGCAATCGCGCTCCGCGTCCGACACCTCGACATGCTCCGCCGACGACTGCTCATCGAGGACAACGCCGTCTGGGTGAAGGGACAGTTCGCAATCGGCACGCCCAAGACCGGCGAAACCCGCGAAGTAGCAATGCCCGTATTCCTCATCCCCGAGCTCGCTCGCCTCTGCGAAGGGAAGGGCCGCGACTCATTCGTCCTCGGCACCGGCGTCACCCCGTTGCCGCGCTCTAGCCCCGACACCGGGTGGTTCGTGCGCGCCGTCCGCGCCGCACAGGCCGCCGACCGGTCGTTCCCGACGATCACCCCGCATGACCTCCGCCACACCGCCGCCTCCCTCGCCATCAGCGCCGGCGCCAACGTGAAGGCCGTCCAACGGATGCTCGGCCACGCCTCGGCCGCAATGACACTCGACGTGTACGCAGACCTGTTCGACGACGACCTCGAGTCCGTCGCCGTCGCGATGACGAAGGCACGGGCCGACGCCGTTTCCTGACGGATGTGGGCAAAACGTGGGCAGACACGAAAAAGGCCCCTGGTCGATCACCCGTGAGGGTAACCAGCCAGGGGCCTCTTTGTTGCGCAAGAGCCGCGGAATCACGCGGGATCAGAAGTCCCAGTCGTCGTCCTCGGTGGCCTCGGCCTTGCCGATCACGTACGACGAACCCGACCCGCTGAAGAAATCATGATTCTCGTCGGCGTTCGGCGACAGGGCCGACAGGATCGCAGGGTTCACGTTCGTGACCGTCGCCGGGAACATCGCCTCGAAGCCGAGGTTCATGAGCGCCTTGTTCGCGTTGTAGTGCAGGAACTTCTTGACGTCCTCGGTGAGACCGACGGCGTCGTAGAGGTCCTGCGTGTACTGCACCTCGTTGTCGTAGAGCTCGTAGAGCAGCGAGTAGGTGTAGTCCTTGATCTCATCGCGCTCGGGCTGCGAGAGAAGCTCCATGCCCTTCTGGAACTTGTACCCGATGTAGTACCCGTGCACCGACTCGTCACGGATGATGAGGCGGATGATGTCGGCCGTGTTCGTGAGCTTGGCCTTCGCCGACCAGTGCAGCGGCAGGTAGAACCCCGAGTAGAAGAGGAACGACTCGAGCAGGGTCGAGGCGACCTTGCGCTTGAGCGGTTCGTCGCCTCGGTAGTAGTCCATGACGATGTGCGCCTTCTTCTGAAGGTTCTCGTTCTCGGACGACCAGCGGAACGCGTCGTCGATCTCCGGCGTCGAAGCCAGCGTCGAGAAGATCGACGAGTAGCTCTTCGCGTGCACCGACTCCATGAAGGCGATGTTCGTGTACACCGCCTCTTCGTGAGGCGTGATCGCATCCGGGATCAACGACACCGCGCCGACCGTGCCCTGGATGGTGTCCAGAAGCGTCAGCCCCGTGAACACGCGCATCGTGAGCGTCTGCTCGTCCGGCGTCAGCGTGTTCCACGACTGGATGTCGTTCGACAGCGGCACCTTCTCGGGCAGCCAGAAGTTGTTCACGAGGCGGTTCCAGACCTCGAGGTCCTTGTCGTCCTGGATGCGGTTCCAGTTGATCGCCTGCACGGCGCTCAACAGCTTCAGCTTCTCGGTCATCGTTCCTTCTCGGGTGTTCGCTCGGCTCGGGTTCGACCGGAGCTCAGAGCATGCAGCTGACGCACTCGGACATGTCGGTGCCCTCCAGCGCCATCTGCCGCAGGCGGATGTAGTAGATCGTCTTGATGCCCTTGCGCCATGCGTAGATCTGGGCCTTGTTGATGTCACGCGTGGTGGCGGTGTCCTTGAAGAACAGCGTCAGCGACAGACCCTGGTCGACGTGCTGCGTCGCGGCGGCGTACGTGTCGATGACCTTCTCGTAACCGATCTCGTACGCGTCCTGGTAGTACTCCAGGTTCTCGTTCGTCATGAACGGAGCCGGGTAGTAGACGCGCCCGAGCTTGCCTTCCTTGCGGATCTCGATCTTCGACGCGATCGGGTGGATCGAGCTCGTCGAGTTGTTGATGTACGAGATCGAACCGGTCGGCGGGACCGCCTGCAGGTTCTGGTTGTAAATGCCGTACTTCTGGATCGATTCCTTCAGCTGCACCCAGTCGGCCTGCGTCGGGATGTCGATGCCGGCGAAGAGCTCCTTGACCTTCTCGGTCTCGGGCACCCATGCCTGCTCGATGTACTTGTCGAAGAACTCGCCCGACGCGTAGGTGGAGTCCTCGAAGCCGTCGAAGGCCGTGCCGCGCTCGATCGAGATGGTGTTCGAGGCGCGCAGCGCGTGGAACAGCACCGTGTAGAAGTAGATGTTCGTGAAGTCGATGCCCTCGGCAGAGCCGTAGTGCACGTGCTCCCGCGCCAGGTAGCCGTGCAGGTTCATCTGGCCGAGGCCGATCGCGTGGGAGCGGTCGTTGCCGTCCTCGATCGAGCGCACCGACGCGATGTGGCTCTGGTTGCTGACCGCGGTGAGTCCGCGGATGGCGGTCTCGACGGTCTGCGCGAGGTTCTGACCATCCATCGCGAGGGCGATGTTCATCGAACCGAGGTTGCACGAGATGTCCTTGCCGATCTGGGCGTAGGAGAGATCCTCGTTGTAGGTCGTCGGCGTGTTCACCTGCAGGATCTCGCTGCAGAGGTTCGACATGTTGATGCGACCCTTGATCGGGTTGGCCTTGTTCACCGTGTCTTCGAACATGATGTACGGGTAGCCGGACTCGAACTGGATCTCGGCGAGCGTCTGGAAGAACTCGCGCGCGTTGATCTTGGTCTTCTTGATGCGCGCGTCGTCGACCATCTCGCGGTACTTCTCGGTGACGGAGATGTCACCGAACGGAACCCCGTAGACCTTCTCGACGTCGTACGGCGAGAAGAGGTACATGTCCTCGCCGTTCTTCGCGAGCTCGAACGTGATGTCGGGGATGACGACACCGAGCGACAGCGTCTTGATGCGGATCTTCTCGTCGGCGTTCTCGCGCTTGGTGTCGAGGAACTTCATGATGTCCGGGTGGTGCGCCGAGAGGTACACCGCACCGGCACCCTGACGCGCACCGAGCTGGTTCGCGTAGCTGAAACTGTCTTCGAGCAGCTTCATGACGGGGATGATGCCGCTCGACTGGTTCTCGATCTGCTTGATCGGCGCACCCGACTCGCGGATGTTCGAGAGGAGGAGGGCCACGCCGCCACCGCGCTTCGACAGCTGCAGGGCGGAGTTGATGCCGCGGGCGATCGACTCCATGTTGTCTTCGATGCGCAGCAGGAAGCAGGAGACGAGCTCGCCGCGCTGCGCCTTGCCCGTGTTCAGGAACGTCGGGGTGGCCGGCTGGAAGCGTCCGGAGATGATCTCGTCGACGAGCTGCGTCGCGAGCTTCTGGTCGCCGTCCGCGAGACCGAGCGCGGTCATCACGACACGGTCTTCGAAGCGCTCGAGGTAGCGCTTGCCGTCGAACGTCTTGAGCGTGTAGCTCGTGTAGTACTTGAAGGCGCCGAGGAAGGTCTCGAAGCGGAACTTCTTTCCATACGCGAAGTCATTGAGCTGCTGGATGAACTCGATCGGGTACTTCGCGAGCACACCAGGCTCGTAGTACTCCTTCTCGACGAGGTAGTCGAGACGCTCCTGCAGGGAGTGGAAGAACACGGTGTTCTGGTTGACGTGCTGCAGGAAGTACTCGCGCGCCGCACGCTTATCGGCGTCGAACTGGATCCGGCCGTTCGCGTCGTAGAGGTTGAGCATCGCGTTGAGGGAGTGGTAATCCATCCCCTCGAAGCGGGCCTCGGACATGATGTCCGTGTCGTTCAGTACTGCTTCCACCATCGTTCTAATCCTTCGCTGATGCGTTCGACGTCTTCTGGCGTGCCGAAAAGTTCGAGCCGGTACAGGTGCGGCACATGGCACTTGCGGCTGATGATGTCTCCGGCGAGGCAGTAGGCCGCACCGAAGTTCGTGTTCCCTGCGGAGATCACTCCCCGGATGCGGTGCCGGTTCTGCTCTCCGTTGAGGAACCGGATCACCTGCTTCGGTACCGCGCCCTTCTCCTCGCCGCGACCCTGACCGCCCCCGTAGGTGGGGGTGACCAGGACGTACGGCTCGTCGATGACCGGCATGGGGTCACCGGGCCGGAGCGGAATCCGCACCGCCCGCTTCCCGAGCTTCTCGATGAAACGTGCCGTGTTGCCCGACACGCTCGAGAAGTAGACCAGGAGCGGTACAGCGGGGCGGGCGCCCCGGTCCGAGGGGGCAACCGCGCCGACGTCATCTACGACAGCGGTTGCCATGGCTCAGACCAGCCGGGACGCCAGCTCGTTGATCTTGTCGGGACGGAAGCCCGACCAGTGGTCCTCATCCGTGATGACGACGGGCGCCTGCAGGTAGCCGAGGGCCTTGACCTGCTCGAGAGCTGCCGGGTCCTCGGAAAGGTCCAGAACGTTGTATTCGATGCCCTTGGAGTCCAGCGCACGGTACGTCGCGGTGCACTGCACGCAGGAAGGCTTGGTGTAGACGGTGATAGCCATGTGAACCGGTCTTCTCCCCTCGATGATTCGGAATTTCCGGCTGTGGTGCTGCCGGGACCTCAATACTACATATGGGTACGGACCTCGGGAAGCACCACAAGGGGTAGTAGTTACATCCGTGTGATTTTCCACCGCTGTCCCCATGTACAACACAGGTTGTCCACCATTTCATCCACAGGCGGCGGCGCGTCGCGGACCCTGTGAAACCGCTGATCCAGGGCCCGATCGGCACCGTCATCCACAGGTTCGACGCTACGCCGGGCCTCCGACATCCGGATCCCGGCCCGAACGGTATCTCGGCGTGTCGCGCCGGGTCGCATCACGGGGCGGTGGGCCGCCCGAAAACGGGTCTCGCCGAACGTCGCGATACCGTTGAGGGGTGGCGGGCTATCGGGATCTCTTGCGCACCCCGGGTGTCGGGCGCATCATCGCAGCGCAGTTGACGGCGCGGTTCCCCAACGGCATGACGAGCCTCGCCATCCTGCTGCACGTCGAGTACGTGACGGGTTCCTACGGCGCCGCCGGCCTCGTGCTCGCGGCCACCTCGGTGGGTCAGGCGGTCGCCGGTCCGGTGACCAGCCGGTGGATGGGCGCGTGGGGAATGCGCAAGGTCATCACGCTGACGATGGTCGTGTGCGCCGCGGCGATCACGGCGATGGCGTTGATCGACATGGAGCTGCCGGGGTACATGGCGCTCGGGCTCGTCGCAGGCCTCGCTACTCCCCCGATCCAGTCCGCGGCGCGCACCATCTACCCGAAGCTCGTCAACTCGCGCCAGCTCACACCGCTCTACTCCCTGGACGCATCGCTCCAGGAGATCATCTGGATCCTCGCGCCCGTCGTCATCACGTTCGTCGCGACCCAGGTCGGCACGTGGGAATCCCTGATCCTCATCGTCGTCATCCTCCTCGGCGGCGGCGCCTGGTTCGTGCTGTCGCCCGAGGTGGGGCGCGTCCGCATCCCGCGCAGCAAACGCCGCTTCGGCAAGGTGCTCGCACGTCCGACCGTGCTGCTCGCGACTGTGATCGGCCTGCTCCTGATCGGGGCCTGCTCCGCCGTCGAGGCAGGGGTCGTGGCAACGTTCGGCCACGGCGGCCTCGAAGCCGGACTCGTGCTGGCCGTCTTCTCCGTCGGCAGTCTCGCCGGCGGCCTCTCGTTCGGTCACATCCCGATGGGGCAATGGGCGATGGCGCGACGGATGACGATCGTCGCGATCGGACTCGCCCTCACGATGTTCTCGCTCGACGTGTGGTGGCTGAGCGGCACCCTGTTCCTCGCCGGGATCGGTATCGCCCCGGCTCTCGCGGTGCTCTTCGCGATCACCTCGGCGAGCGTGAAATTCAGCGACACCGCCGAGGCCTACGGATGGGTGGGCACCGGCCAGCTCATCGGTGCCGCGGCAGGCTCCGCGGTCGCGGGCTTCCTCATCGACGGCGTGGGTCCGCAGGGCGCATACGTCGCGGCCGCGGTCTTCGCCGTCGCCGGCGTCATCGTGGCGTTCGCCTTCGTCCGCGCCTTCCCCGACCTGCGCCACCGCGACCCGAGCCCGCTGCCCGACACCGAACCGACGCACATCATCACCTGACGCCCCGTCTCCTGACACCGCGGATGCGGCGGTCGTCACTTCGAGCAACACGACGAGCGCCCGCGCCGGGGTTCGGCTCTACGCTCGAGGTATGCCCGCATCCGTCGTCCTTCCCCGCCTCGCCTGGGGGGATCCCGCCGCCGACCGCCACGCTCTCCTCATCCACGGTCTCGGTTCGTCCGCGGCCCTGATGTGGCGGTACGGGACGGCTCTGGCCGAGGACGGCTGGTACGCCGTCGCCGTCGACCTGCGTGGCCACGGGCACGCCCCGCGCGCACTGGACTACTCCATCGCCGCCTACGCCGCCGATGTCGCTGCCACCGGGTCTGGCCGCGCCGGCGGCTGGGACCTCGTCATCGGCCACTCGCTGGGCGGCGCGGCGGCCGCGCTTGCCGCTGCCGATCACCCCTCCTGGACGAGTCGGCTCGTCCTGGTCGACCCGGCGATCCACCTGCTGCCAGACGACCGGGAGGTCGTCCGCGACAGCCAGGAGGCCGCATTCGCAGACCCGACGCCCGAAGCCGTACGCGCTCAGCATCCGCGCTGGCATCCGCAGGACATCGAGCTCAAGGCGGCGGCCGCGCAGCAGGCCAGCCCGTGGGCGGTCGAGCAGACGAGCGAGCAGAACCCGCAGTGGGACGAGCGCGCCGCCGCCGGCCGCCTGACGGTGCCGACGCACGTCATCGGCTCCGACCCGGCCGTCTACAGCATCTTCACGGGGGCGACCGCCGCCGAGGTGCTGCGCTCCAACGAACGGATCACCATGTCGGTGGTGCCGAGGGCCGGCCACTCCCCGCACCGCGACCGACCCGAGGCGACCATCGCCGCCCTGCGCGAGGCACTGTCGTGACGTTCGATCCCACGCGCTTTCTCCCGGACGACCTCATCGAGCGCATCCGATCGCGCGCGGCCGCCGTCGATCGTGACAACGTGTTCCCAGAGGAGGACCTGCAGGAGCTCCGCGATGCGGGCTATCTGTCGATCCTCGTGCCGACCGACCGTGGCGGCAGCGGGCTGAGCCTCGCGGAAGCGTCCGTGCTGCAGCAGCGACTGGCGTCGGCGGCTCCCGCGACTGCCCTCGCGCTGAACATGCACCTGGTGTGGACGGGCGTGGCCAAGATCCTCCGCGACCGCGGCATCGACGACCTCGCCTTCGTGCAGACCGGGTCGGTCGCCGGCGAGGTGTTCGCCTTCGGCATCAGCGAGGCCGGCAACGACCTCGTCCTGTTCGGCAGCGGAACGGATGCGGCGCCCCGCGCGGACGGGTCGTACGCGTTCGAGGGCACCAAAATCTTCACCTCGCTCTCTCCGGTGTGGACGCAGCTCGGGTTGCACGGCCTCGACACGACGTCGCCGGATGCCCCGCAGCTCGTCTACGCGTTCGTTCCCCGCACCGACGCGGTGGTCACACGCGACGACTGGGACACGGTCGGCATGCGGGGAACGCAGTCGCGCACGACCGAGTTGCACGGCGCTGTCGCCCCGGCCGACCGGGTGGTGCGACGCGTCGCCCCCGGCCCGAACCCCGACCCCATCGTCTTCGGCATCTTCAGCGTCTTCGAGATCCTCGTCGCATCCGTCTACACGGGGATCGCGCGCCGTGCGCTGGATCTCGCGGTGGAAGCCGCGCAGACGCGCCGCTCGAAGAAGACCGGCCGTGCCTACAGCCAGGACGGCGACATCCGCTGGCGGATCGCCGAGATGGCGCTGGCCTACGACGCGCTCGGGCCGCAGCTCGAGGTCCTCGCCCGTGACGTCGACGCGCAGGCCGATCACGGCGCACGCTGGTTCTCGCTGCTCGCCGGCATCAAGCACCGCGCCACGACGACCGCGAAGCAGGTCGTCGACGAGGCGATCCTCGTCGCCGGCGGCGCCTCCTACTTCGCCTCGCACGAGCTCGGGCGCCTCTACCGCGACGTGCTCGCGGGCGTCTTCCACCCCTCCGACCCCGAATCCGCGCACGCCACGGCGGCATCCGCCTGGCTCGGCCCCCTCGACGAACAGGAGTCGCGATGACCGCGATCAACACCATCCGACTCGGCGACGACCTCGTCGTCAGCGCACTCGGCTACGGCGGCATGAGTCTCAGCGACGTCTACGGACCGGTGGACGACGACACCGCG